ATAATGACCAGCACATCATCTATATCTACCTTGCCATCTACAATATCACTTAGGCATCGGCTGAAGCTAAGTCCTATCTTCATTGTCGATCCTCTCTTGATGATCAAATCTGTCTAGCGGGGGACGGTTTCTCACTAGGCTGTTGTGCAGCTCCATATATCCGCATTCCATGCCAATGCCATAACTGTCCATGTCAAACCCAAACACTCGATACAACACATGACGATAACTGCCTTGGTCTTGCAGTTCGCCTTTGCAGATGCGTTTGACCACACTGTAAAAGGCCATCAGTTGTTTGTCAGTGGTGAGACTATTCCAATAGAGGTCACACTCGGTTGCATATTCTTTGGCTCGGGAGCGATAGGCTTCGCCAAACTCAACCAAAGTATCTGTAAACTGCTTGTTGGCATCGCTGGTCATCAGTGGTTTCCTTTTGGTTGATCGGCTTCGTCACAAGTCTTCTGCCAGCATGGGAAATTGGCTCAAGATGATCTGCCAACAGGACTCTGCAATCTCACGATGTTCTTTCTGTGTGCCGTTGCCACGGCGTAGGTCGCAGTAGTGTACCCAACTGCGCAGAGTACCGGCCATATATAGTCTGCTATTGGTCAGACCCTCGGGCAACACTGCTCTGGCCTGTTCCTTGGCAATGTTGTGATCAATGGCCCATTTGTAGACATCCATGGCCTGCCGGATCAGCTGCGCCTGTTGATCTGCCCAGGCAATTTCCAGCTCCTGATCTGTGATCTCAATGCTGTTCTGACGGTTCTTGGTATCCTGCAGTCTGGCTTCGCGATTGCTGAACCCCAGATCACGTGTGGGATCAGCATAGCGTTGGCTGAACTCCTGGAAACTGAAACTGCGATGACGCAGGATCTGGCGAGCAATGTCACGAGTGGTGTTGATCTCAATGACCAATTGAACCATTTCCAATGGCGACCAGTGTGCGTGGCTGATAAGATATCTTATGAGTTTGGCACTGGTGCTGTGATTCTGTTGGTTGGCGGGATTTGATACCCTGGCACAGTATGCAACCAGCTCTTCAGCTGTGGTGCATTCTGCAATCGTGGGTTTGGTAATGGCTATGAGACGACAGTTTTTCATACCACATTATGTCTGCACTCGGTGATCTAGTCAACTGAGTCCAGCAGTGTTTGATGATTGGGGTCTGCGAGGTCTGACCATGGTTTTGAACCTGTCATCGGCATTGAGCTGAGCAAACAGCTCACCACTCCACAGATCCACATCTGCTCGCACCTTGGAGAAATTGATGCTGAGTCTGCAGCTGAGTATCTCACTGCGTCCAGGAGTGAGATGTCTTTCCTGTTCTATGATTTCTGCAAAGCTCTTGCCGCTGACTTTGATCACACTGCCGTCCCTGGTCTGTATGATCACATTCTTGATGTAGCGTGTGGGGGGTTCAGTATCTATAATCAGGCTATTGAAAATGTCATCCCAGACTGCATCAGCAGCCTTGTCCCCGGGTTTTTTGGAGCCACTGGTCATGACGGAAATCCCATGCGAATCAACACTGCTATTTATGGTTCCTGGCAATCCAAATTGCATAACTTGTCCTTTCTCAGTCTATCAGTCCCTGTATCTCAGGGAACGTGGCCCGGAAATTCAGTCCTCGTGTCTTGTCCAATAGGCCTATCCATTCTACCAACTCGGGCATGCGTTCACTCCAGTCCTCGCTGTCCATGAAGTTCAGCAGACCTCGCAGACGAGCTATGCCATAGTCTGCGCTTAGAACCGTTGATCTATCTATATCCGCGGGCAGCGCTGTGCACAGCTGCCAGTTGTCTGCCAACCAAACAAACAGCTCTTCAAACTTGGCTCGCACCTGCTGTTTCACAGCAGGAGGCAGAACCTTGACATTGAGCTGCGGCGGCCAATAGGCCAAATGCCAGTTGATCATGCCCCCTCCATGAGGCCATGCATTGAACTTGACAAACCCCTGCTGCAGTTTCCATTTGATGAGCTCAGGCAGGTAATAGATGTTCAATGCCATGACGGTGACAGCTGTGGTCACTGTGATGTGATCTGCAGTGCTGTCCAGCTGATGCATGTGCTGAACCAGGCCTTGCCAGCGGCTGGGCCAGCGTATGTATTCATTCTTGTCACCAACTGCATCCACGCTGAAATGAAATTTCACTTCACGGAAATGGCTCCAGCAGTCAAACAGTCTCTGCGGCAGCTCCACAGCATTGCTGTTGTAGCGCAGTTCTATGTGTGCAGCATGTCCTCGTCGTATGACTTCTTCCAACAGCACATAGTGTTGTTCTATGATAGTGCTTTCGCCACCAGCAAAATACAGCTGTTTCATATGCGGTATCTGGTCGTAAAGCTGATCCCAGAACACAGGGTTGTTGATGTGCCAATTGTAACTGGCACCATGCTGTCTGCCCTTGTCTTCCCAGCCCCAGCTCTGTTTCAATCGCTGATTGGCAATCTGTGGATAGATCTCAGTCCATTCCCTGACCCAACCGCTGCTGTCATGTGGGCTGCACATCACACAGGCCAATTGACACTTGCTGCCCAGTCTCAGATCCAAATAGCGTATGCGCGGGCTGACTGCTCCATCGTCAGTGGTGTCACCTATGATTTGATCCAGACCCAGTTGCTGTATCCAATAGCGAGTCTCCCAGTTGCGCTTGCTCTGCACACCCGCGGCTTCTTCTTTGTAGCATTTGACACAGCTGGGAGGTCGCTCACCTCTCAGCATCATCTTGCGTATATTGCGCATGTAGTCGTTGTTCCAAGCCTCCATGAGGCTGGTGGTGTTGAGATTAGCAGGTGTGCCATCTGCTGTGCGCAACACACCAATCTGCCCGCCACTGAGTTTTTTGGTACTGTTGGGATCCTGTACACTGCTGGCATTGGCAGTGCAACACACTCGCATCTCGCCAGAGGGTCTGGAACTCAAATGAACCCAAGGCAGTGCGCAAAAGCTATCACTGGGCAGTGTGTGAGTCATTGGGCTGCACTGCTGGTAAATTGGCTGGCAAATGGATCAAACTCTGATCCGCAGGTTTTGGCACAGACTCTGAGTTTGCCATCTGCTGTGCTGGGCAGTGTCCAGCTGTCAGCTATCCTTTTGAAATATGGTCCATTTATTATAGATTCCAATGTGTTTTGCATGGCATTCACATGTGCAGTGTCATGGTCAAGCAGCGTCCAAATTTCGCTTTGCCGGTTGGGCCAATACCATACATACAGCTGATTGGCCGTCCAGCAGCAGGGAAACGCCAAACCCTGGGCTGAGATGTAGACACTGCGCTCCTCTCTGACCTTGCAGGTGATAGAGGTTTGGTCTATGTAGCGCTGCATGCTGCCCCAGCGATCAATCAGTGTCTGTTCCTTGATCAAACTGTCATTGTGATAGGCACTGTTCTGTGGTTTTTCTATGAGATATTCAACCATACCATTGCGATTCCAGACTTCTTGGCTGTGCTTGCCCTGCAGAGTGGTGTTGCTGAAAAACCTTCCGGTCTTCTTGGTGCGAAACTGTGCAAAGCCCAGGCTCTCACTCAGAGCCTGAGCTTGATCTATTTGATGTTCGTTGTGTTTGAACACTATGAATTCCCAACAGGCATGACCCCCGGCACTGATGAATGCGCGAGTGTTGTCCATGATGCGATCCCAGTTGGCACCGCGTCTGTAGATGTGATTGGTGTCTGCCAGACCGTCGATGCCAAATCTCACATAGTCTCCCTGTTGGCCAAGCGTGCGTCCCAACTTGGACCACCAAGATGGCGATTTGGCAGCCCCGTTGGTATGCAGTCCCAGTTTCATGCGTGGATTGACACTGCGCAACCACTGAAATATTTCCAAAGTGTCTTTGGCCACAATGGGATCGCCATAGTTCCCGCACATAAACAGTCTGTGCAGCTGCTTGACAAATTCCACAGGCATGATGCGTTGGATGTCGGCCAGACTCAGCTCTGTCTGAGGTAGAAACTCATTGTCCGGCCCTCCAAATTTGTTACGTCCACACATGGGACAACTGACATTGCATTTGCTGGTCAGTTCAAGATGCACAGTGCGTATGTCTGAATAATTATACATCATCATCATCCAACAGCAGTTTCACAGCAGCACCAGGACCCACACGGCTGGGCAAATCACCATGGGTTGCTATATACCATGTGATCACGGCTCTGTACCAAGCATGGCTGTCATGGGTGGCACATTTATTGAATTTCACCAGATCATGATTGCCCCAGCCTTGACCAGCGGCCAATACACGAGCTGCTTGTAGTTGCAGTTGCCTAATGGACAACTGTGAGAGATCTGCAGTCACTTGCGCCCTATCAACATGAATCGCTGATACAATGTACAGTCTAATTGTCCTTTATACAGCAATTGGCTCATGTCATATTGCTGAGCAAATTGCTCAAGAGTCTGCACAGTGTTGGTGTGTTGATCATTGTCATGCCAATCATTGTTCTGCAGTATCACCAGTCTGCCCCCTGGAATGGCATTCCACCAAGTGCGATCTTCAGTCATGTGATCACAGCTGGTGTTGATGACGGTGTCTGCAGATTCCTGCACAGTCTGCTGTGTGCCATTGTGTTTCACTGTTTGATATTGGCAGTTGTCGTATGTCAAACAGTTGACATTCAAGGTTGATGCTTTGAATTGCCAGCCATTTTTCACATAGACACGATTCAAGGTATCTGCCATGCCGGCACAGGCAGGATCTAGGTCAAAGCTGCGCACACTGCTGATTTTCAGCTGATCTCGGTGCATCAGCAGCAAATAGCCCAACACACCAACCCAACCACACAGAGTCCAAGTCTGTCCCAGACTCAGCCCCAGGTGGATGCAACTGTCAATCAGCCACTTTTTGCTGGCTATCTGTCCTTGGCTAAAGGCATCTCGGGTGTTGCAGATTTCAAAATTTTCATGCGCTGACAGGGCTATGTATCGTTCCAGAAACTGTTCCTGATCCGGCACCATGCGCAGCATGCGTTGCACATTGCGCAGATGCTGTTCCACAGAGCCTGTCATTGCATCAGTCCATGACGCAAAGGATTCAAATACACGCCTTTGAACCATTGGCTGTCCTCTGCACACAGTGTAGGCACGTGCATGTTGAACTCCTGCAGCATCAGAGCTTGCCACTGTGTGAGCTGCTCCTGCACGTCTCCCCGACCCACCGACTGCCAGCGAGCACTGAACCAATCATAGTCGTTGATCAGACTGTGGTCAATGTTCTGCAGATAAAGGTCACAGAAACCCTGCCTAGCACCAAGCATGGCCCAGTTGCCATTCAGTGCATCGCTGCCAACCGACATCCATGTCAAGAGTTTGCTTCTGTTGGTGTACCAAATTGAGCCAAGGTCGCGTCTCGGATCCTGCATGGGTCTGCCTTGAATATAGCTCATCTTCACACCCTCTCTGTAGCCTGCACGCCATGCTTGATATGAGCTGGCGTTGTTCACGGTGATGCTGCCCAGTGTGTCCCACTGATAGTATCGCAGCGACCAGCAGAAATCAGTAGTACCGTTGCTTTCATGAGTGCTGCTGTTCAGCAACACAGCGCTGCGCCAGCACTTGAGACCGCCATTGCCATATTCCAATGCATTGATGGCATTGCGGCTTTTGAAGCTGAAAACCACATCTGGCATGCCAGTGTCGTCCAGTGTCGCGTCTAGGCCCGATTCCAAAAGCCAGTTGTCGCCATCTATTGTGAGAAATCTCTCGGTGGTGCTGGCCTGCGCACATGCCTTGTGAGCTGCTTCAAAACCCTTGATGCCGTGCATGCGCACAGCCCGCGGCACCAGAGCCTGCACTCTCTGCCAATTGACCTCGGCATTTGGCTCATCATAGCTGATGTAGAACACATCCATGTTGCTGGGATAAAACACGCCCATGTGTCAGAGTTCCTTTTGAAATTCTGCGGCCAACCAGGCCCAGTCATTGATGCAGTGCATGCGATCTCTGCTGCCACTGTCCAGTGCAAAAGCTCTACCAGCTTTGGCTCCTCGCATGCACCAATCGCCATGCGGCGCCTGTGCCCCCACTGTGCACCATGTGTGCAATCTGTGCTGGGTTTCCTCATTGACCTGACCGTCTATGACACCGCTGGCCAGCTTGGCACATTCTCTGAATCCGCTGCGCCAGGCACTGAATGGATCAGTGTTGAATCTTGTGATGTTGCTCAGCTGGTGTATGATTTTGTATTTGCGATTGATGCTGCTGGTCATGTCAGGCTTGTGGTCTCGGTGAGACAGACTTTTGACTTCTGCTGTGGGCAACAGCTTGACTGCTCCATAGCCATATACCAAATCGTTCACGGGATTCTTGGCACGAAACACATGCACATGATC